TATGTCTGTTACTGCTGCATAGATTGCTGCTGCAACCTCGTTCTGGTCGGCAGATGGTGTACCATCACACTCGCCTTTGAACTTCACTGAAGAACAGTCTTCTTCAATAGTTACTGTTAGAGATACGCGGTTGGTATCCATATGCTGTTTATCCTGTGTATTGTTTGTTTAAGACAGCGACAGCACCATCTAAGTTAATCTTGAACCACTCGTTCTTCCTGTCGTCACAGACAAGCTCTAGTTCTTGGTGAACCTTAAGCTCTGTGTCATGTCGGTTAGGTACTTCGATGTGGTGGTGAAGGATGTAAGCCCTGAATGGGTCACTGGTTTGATAACTATTAAGACGGTCTTCGGCATCTACAGCCTTACCTACCTTCACCCAATCAGGCCATGCGGGGTTCTCAATGACGTAGACGCAGCCTATAGTTGTCTTGGAGTAGTTCTGTAGGGAGCTAAACGCTGCATCGTTAAATGAGGTATAGCGTCCTGACTTCCATAAGGGGTGGGACTGTGGGATGTACTTACCATCCACAAACATACGTTTATCGTTCTTAAGGTTATGAGACTCAACAGTCTGTCTCTCACCTGCCCTTCTGCTTTTAGCCCCTGCATACCACCACTGCCCTTCCTCATAAACACAGTTCTTATTAATGGGTTTCTGCCCAACTCCTGCCAATGTTGTACTCAGCATCGAGCCTAATTCCGAAGTTGTAGTATTCGCCTGTGAGTCGCATAGCGTCTTGTGCGTATTTTCCAAATTCATCTCCTTTACCTTCTTTAACTAATACTTGGATTTCATCGTGAACCCACGCCACTTGCTGGTAGTCCTTACCGTGTTCGTAACCGTTGGCTTTACATATTTGGTGGAAGATAACCACCCACCGCTTCGCTAGGATTGCTCCGCATGATTGGAGTAAGCTATTGAGTGCTGCGTGTTTATATCGAATAGGGATGTAGCGACCATCAAGACCTTTTAACTTACCTTGAGAGAAGAAGGTGAGTACGTGGTCTTGGAGTTCTTTAAGTGCAGGAAGACCCTCTAAGAATTGCTCTTTGAGCCTCTTACCGTCAGCCTTCGTGCCTCCTACTATAGAACCGATCTTTGCATCACCTGCGCCATACAAGATGCCACCGTAGATAAAGGTCTTAGCTTGTGCGCGTGTCTCTAAACCCGCTGCTTCTTGGTTAGTTGTGTGGATGTCGCCTTCAAGAATTACCTTCCCGTAAGCGCCTTTGTCCCACTTAGCCATGTAATGAGCCAAGCAGCGTAATTCGATACCGCTTTGGTCAGAGCCTAAAAGCTCCCAACCTTTAGGTGCATAGAACAACTCCCTGCACTCCTTACCATATGCAGCACGTTCACTAGGCACTTGCTGGATGTTAGGCTTACTTGCCGTACTCCTGCCTGTGACTGCACCTAGAGTGTTAGTACGAGAGTGGATACGTCCGTTCTTACTGAGCTTTAACCACCCATTGTTTCCTTCTGATAGCTGTCCGAGTCGTTTGATGAGCATTAGGTACTCAACTAGCAACTTAGCCTCTGGTATTGAATCCTCAATAGCACTTAGCGTTGTCTCGTTGACCACGACTTGTCCAGATTCAGTGAACTCTGTAGGAACCCAACCACGCTTCTGTAGCCTGTCTGCGATCTGCTGACGGGAGCTAGGGTTGAAGGGTATAACCTTAGTCTTAGTCTTCAGTTCGATGATGTTAGGCTCAAAGGTGTCGATCATTAACTGCTTAATCTCATCCCTACGACCACCAAGCTCTGCATACAAAGCCACTGCTTTCTCTTCGTCAAAAGGAAAGCCTAAAGCTTGCTGCTCAAGGCATATACGGTGGATTTCATGTTCGAGGGTAATGGCATCTTCGCTATACTTCTGCTCCAACACATACTCGTAGAACTTGACGTTAACCTTCACATCCTGAGAGCAATACTTAAGCATCTCAGGGGTGTACACAGACCAATCTGCTGTTGCACCAAAGGCTCCTTTATAGAACCCTAAGCGGTGTCCCCAAGCCTCTAACGAATGCCTACCTTTAACAGCGGGTGGTATGTTCCTGTAGTGAGTAGCATCTACTTCGTACATATTTCCCCATATTAGGCGACTACATATCAACGTATCTGTTAATACTGCGCTTGTGTGCCAAGTAGGATACAGCTTTTTTATGACACCTATGTCGTACTCCATGATGTTATGACCAATAAGCTCGGTGGCTTCACTAAGAAGCTTTAAGCCTTGGTCAATGTTATTAGAAGCTGTAGTAAACTTAAGCAGCTTCCGCGTCACCATGTCAGCCATGACTATGCAGTGTATTTTAGAAACTTCGTCTAATAGACCGTCTGTTTCAATATCAAAAACGTAAGTAGACATTCGTTATATATCCTCTCGTTGGAGTGATTAAATTGTTACCGTACAAAAAGCTCTAATTGATTCTTGTACCTGTCGTCACCCATCGTGTACTCAATAGAGTAAGGTGTAATCTTTATAGACTGCCCTTCCTCAAGAGCATCACATACCTTTATTAACGACTTTTTTACACTTTTGAATAAATCTTCATCAACCATAGGTATTTCCTTTTTAGTTAGAACCGTTAGCAACCATAGGTACATCAGGGTCTTGCCCAATGACCATACGGCCTGTGTCTTCATCGAAGTACAAGTAATCTGCCTTACCTGTACGGCCTGTATAGCGGCACTTAAGTACAGTAAGTAAGGAAGTGTTACGCGCCCTGTCGTCCTCCTCTTGCTGGTTACGTGAGATAGCATAGACATTGTTAGATAACTGTTTGATTGAACCAGAACCACGTAGGTCGTCACTAGACGGTACGTATCCTTCTTCAAAGCTTCTACCTTGCGGTGCTTTCTTAAGGTGGCTGATAAGTCCTATGTAGACTCCAAGCTCCTGTGTAAGCATCTTTAGGTTGTGCATGATTGAATCAATAGCTCTACGCTCGTCTTGGCTGTCGCTACCTAAGTCACTTACCAGTATTGATAGGTGGTCAATCCAAATGACCTTGCAGCCTAAGCCTGTGGCAAAGTACCTCACCTTGTTATAAAGGTCTGTCTCGTCTAACGAGCCAAAGGCATCGTAGACATTCAAACGACTGTTACCGTCTGCATCTACAGCACCAAAGGTTTCATCAAAGCCTTTCCAGTAGTCCTCTTCTGGTACGTACTCACGCACGTCTGGAAGGTTAAGGCGTTTGCCTATGTGGATACCAATAAGCCCTTCAGCAGTGTCCTCTAAAGGTTCCTCAAGATGTATGAGGGCTTGGTTAAGGTCTGTGGTCTGCATGAAGTGATGTTGGAATTGCTTGATAAGAGTCGTCTTACCCATGCCGCTACCTGAAGTGAATACATCAAGTTCCCCAAGGCGTATGCCATAGGTCTTCTGATTCATTCCCTGCATGAAGCTAGGCCACGGATAACACTTAACCTCTGGACGTTCTTCAAGTCTCTTACGTAACTCAGCACCACTTACGATACCCGCAGGTGTGTAAGTCTTTGCTTGCCACATAGCAGTGATAAGGTCTTTACTACGACCTGCCATAAGCATTTCTGAAGCATCTTTAAGAGGTAAGGAGGCTATCTTAGCTTTCCTTGGTGGAAGTAGTTCAGCGACCTTATGGGCAGCTTCTTGGCCTACTTCATCCATATCAAACATGATGACCACTGTGTCGAACTTAAGGAGCCATTCAAGGTTATTCTTAACAGCTTTCACTGCACCTTGTGCGCCATTAGGTACGCTTACCACTGCCCACTTATTATCCTGACACTGACTTGCACTGAGGGCATCTAGCTCACCCTCAACCAGAGTGACCATCTTGCCACCATCTTTCCATAGCCACTGACCATAGAGAGGGATGTTCTGAGTCTCACCAAGGAACTTAAAGTCTTTGTTCGGAAAGCGCACCTTCTGAGCAATGGTATGACCTTTCAAGTTCTTATAGTTAGCTACCTGTACAGTAGTTCCTTTGTACTCAGACTTTGTGTAGTCCCAAAAGGCACACGTATCCGCATTGATCTTACGTTTATTTAGAGATGAGTGTTCTCCATGTGGTATCAATCCGCTCACTGTGGGTGCCTCTTCTTCTGATAGTTGGGCCACATCTTCTGGCACGTTAGCGTCACAAGCAAAGCACTTGCCCCACCCATTGCTGTACAGGTGATACCCATCAGAACTGGTGCATTTAGGGCAAGGTAGTTTGCTTCTTATTAACCGCGAATCTCCTTGGTCTGTTTGAGCCATGCTGCTACCTCGAATATTGGACAAGCTTTATGAGAGTCGAGGTCTTTATGTCCGACTACAGCAGCGTTAGGGTATATTTTAGTCATGGTTTCAACTAGGCAATCTAGTGTGTCCCACTGTGCAGGGGTGTAGTTCACATCGAAGTCACCATCTTCATCAATGCCACCAACTAGGCAAATTCCCAAAGAATTATGGTTAAAGCCTTTGACGTGTGCGCCTACCTGTTCTAAGGCTCGGCCTACTTCGATCATACCGTTCTGTCTAATAATGAAATGGTATCCACAACCTAACCAACCTCTACGCTTATGCCACTGATCTATTTCAGTAAAGCCTATGTCCATAGAAGGTTTAGTTTGGGCGCAATGAATTACCACGTAATCAGTACGTTCTCTTACTTTCACTTTAGTTTTTCCTTAAGCCAAGCTTCAGGTACACGTCCCTCACAGTATTGGAAGTCATACTTCTCACACCACTGGGCGTTAGTGAACCGCTTTGATTGAACTTTTGTGTTGTTGTTTTGGAATAAGAATCGAAACTCTTTATCGGGGTACTGCTTCTTGAGTAGTTTCATCTTGCGACAGTCTTCATCGCGGAAAAATCCCTTTGCTTCGATATACACTCCGTTAGGCAGTTGAAAGTCAGGTAGATACTTACGCTCGACAACATAAGGGATACGTTCATGTTCATACTGAAAGTCGATACCCCTTTTGTTTAGG